TTTTTCAATTGTCAAGATCTTTCCACCCAAAGGTTTTAAAAGATCATAATACGCATCAAAAATTTTAACGTACTTAGGACCCATGGCATGGTCATGCTTAACAACTCCATCAATAGTATAAGTCACAAGAACTGCATTGTAAGGATATTTACTAATATCAATCTTACTAGGTGTGCAGTCATGATTAATAACAACTACATCATATTCTGAACGTAATAGTGATTTATCGTTCTCCGTTAGATTGAATGTCATTGATGAGTTCTCTGATTCTATGTTCGCAGAATCCTGGGTTTGAGATTTGGACTCTGTGGAAAGTTTCTCTGTCATTATGCTCCTCCTGGATGCATTTGTGAATCATATAAATTACCCTGTCTTCGTTGACAATGTTAACCATTAATTACTCCATTGAATACTTGGAAAGGCTTCTTTAACAACTGCATGAGTAATTCTATATTTAGATTGCAGTGCTTTATCTTTTACTAAACAGATAATTTCTGCCTCAGACTCATGCAATCCCTCCAACATTTGAATGAATAAGGTTTCACGCTTAGATGGTGTGAGAGAATTAGCACCTCTAATAAATTTCCAAAGGTTCCTACTCTCTTTTTCAAGTATCGTATGTTCAGTACCAATTGGTGCATCATTAGGTGTAAATGGAACTTCACCTTCAGGAAGATCTGACACGATACTTGCATCAAAGTTCCACTTTAAAATCGAACGCAATGTTTGAGTGTTATTTTCTTGCAGAATTTTAACTTTTTCTGCTTTAGTTTTTGCGTTCGATGCTTTTTTAATAATTTCAGAAATCAATAGTCTCATGTTGGGAAAAAAATAATTTAATGTATTTAGTCTTCAGGAAATGGGTCGGAATCAAATGCGTCTGTAGGATCAAATTCAACGCTAATTAATTTAGCAACCTGAAATGGCATGGGATTTCCATCAGAATCCATCATTTCAGGGTGAGGCGTTACTTGCATAATTTGTTCTTGTTGGTCTTGATCTTCTGCTACCATCTCAATAAATGATTGGTAATATGCACTTGCAAACCATCCAACAATAAATCCAAGTATGGTTCCACCTATAACAACTGATGCTGCAAGTACAGCAATGAGATCATTGAGTTCTGTAGTCATCTTCCCTGCCTCCTGGGTTTCTTCTGGTGTAGGTTCTACCTCCTCAGGTTCCTCTTGGCGACTCCTCCTTGCTCGCATGAACTCTTCACCTCTATTTATTGAAAAGTCTTTATCATTATCTTTCATTAGATAAGTTTATTCTCTTGAAAATAGTGAAGAGTTTCCTTAAACCCTCCTATATGTTTTGTGTTTATTGACACTTGGGGAAAAGTAGAGTCTGATCCAAACTCGTTAATAAACTGTTCTTTGGTAAAATCTTTTTGATACTTATACTCAATATACTTTACATTTATTGAATCAAATAACATTCGTGCTCTATCGCACCATTGACAATTTTCCTTAGAATAAAGAATTACTTCCATAACCTCCTACGTAATAACTGCATATAACTATACCAATAAAAAAGCAAGGTGTCAACCCTGCTCACAGACTAATCCAATTCGTAACAAGCAGACCTTGCCAGTTCTGGATTCTCTTTTAGTGCTCTGTGTACATGACCATGGACATCTTGTTCTAGAGTATGATGTGCTTTAATATGAATCAATTCAATCATTCCTAGAGATCCAACAAACAGTAAATTCGTTACTGTAACCGGGTGAAATAGTACTTTAAAAACCTTTGTCATGAGCATTAAAAAAGGGGTGCCGTCGCACCCCCTATTTTAGTATCTAGATATATATTTATCTACGTATCAGAAACTATACTTCACACCGAGCTTGGTTCCATAACTACGGTCAATATCATCATCACCTGAACCAAGGAAACTGATTTCGCCATAAGCACCCAGATTATCCGTCAAGGCGAACAGTGCGCCTGCCTTACCGGAAGGAACGGTGTCGCTCTCAGCGCCATCAGGAGAAACCAGACTTGCACCACCCTGAATGTAGTAAGAGACACTTTCTCCTAGTGCTCCTTCGTAACCTGCGTGGAAGTCAGTTACAGTTCCACCGTACTCCGATCCAACGAAACCAGAGTTTGCCTCTACGTTTACATATGGACCTGCAAGAGCAGCGCCAGCGGACATGGACAGAGCAGCGGTTGCTGCGAATACAGATTTGATCATTTGAAATACCTCGTAATTTTACTTGTGGAATGTTTACCCACAGATGATGGATCGGTTCGACTACCAATCGCTTTTAAGCATAACAGAACTTTCGCGAGTAATTGAGGCGTTTGTGCTGCTATTGAAACTGCCACAATGAGCAGTCATAGTATATGTATACAAAATGCTAAGTATAATAACTTAGCAATGAAGAAAGCAGGAATCGAACCTGCGAGGGTATTAACCCCAACCGCTTAGCAAGCGGCGTCCTCGACCAACCGGACTTTCTCCAAAATCTAACGACGACTACAATAGTACCCTTGATTAGATTTGTCAAGACATATGTAAACAGATGTACCTGTATTATTCCAATGTCTTATAGCGTTGCCAATAATATAAAAATTAGTTGTGAAGGTTTGAAGTATAAGAATACTACGAATGATAGAGACTAAATCTGCCTCTTTATCATTACGTCCCTCTTTTCTTCCAAGTGCTTTAGACCATAGTCTCCAAATTTTAGTCAGTCCATCCATCATCGTCATTAACATACGGGTATCCGTATTTGTTATTATACTCCTTCTCGTCCTCGTATGTCAATTGGTATGATTCGATATCAGAATATACTTCTGACTCAATTTCTTTGACAAGTTTATTTAGTTCTCCAATTAAAGTTTTTAATTTAGATCTATCCATACCCATGGTCAAGTCCTCCTTCCGGTGTATTGATATAATTTATAAACTGGTTGATACCTTTTAATATACTTTTCAGCATGCTCTTGGCAAGTAAACCAACACTTTTTATTTTCAGTTTTATCCTCAAGATAAACAGGAAAAGTTTTAACGTGAGGAAATAATGATATATCTTTAGAGTTGGTTATCCTTATCTCTCCAGGTTTCCTGCGTCTTCGATTCGTAGTAGAGGTCCCCGAAGGTTTCTTTACCGACTTCTTCTGGATAGTTTGTGATTTTTTCTCCAGTTTCTTGGATGTATCCGGTTTCAGTTTCGTAGGAGTCTTCGATTCCTTTGTTACTGGATTGGAATTCTTTCTCGCTTTCTTTGTGGTAGTCTTCCCAGAACTCTTGGTCGTATTCTTCCTGTTGGTAGTTGTCTTGGATGCCTGCGTTGATCGAGAAGTTTTCTTTGTCTTCTGCGAGGTGCTGGAAGTAGTACGCTTGCTTGAAGGTGTCCGGGGGGATGGTGATGGTTTTGTCCTCTTGGAGGAACTCTTTGATTGAGTCGAAGGGGATTTTGAGGAAGAATTCTTTGGTCTCGGCATCTATACTAATTTTGAATGAATCCATTGTCTTCAAGATATTTACGTGTTAATGGTGTAGGTTCATAAATCTCCCACATCGGGGTTTCGGAGGCACATGCTTTTATTGCTTTCAAGGTCATACCTTCAGTTTTACCTGCCCACTGTGCTTCTGCCTCCCAAGGAACAGCACTTGCAGGATATGTACGTTCTGCTAAAACCCTCCAAAGCATAGGCACTTTCTCTTCAGGCATAATTATAGCAATTAAATCATTATCAATCGTTCCTGCCATACAATCCTGAGCAGCATGCCAACCTTCATGCCTCATCAGAGTCATTAAAACTCCAGGAGTGCCCATATATTTCTTGTTAAGAAAAAAGTTATTACCTACAGTATGATACACTCCACGATGCATCGGTGGGAAATATTTCTCATCTGCTAAAAACACTTTAACTCCGATCTGATTAAGATGGACGAGCATGTTGTTGAACTCGTTAGCAACAAAATAAAAATCATCAGTATTAGGATACTGAGAAGATATATCAAGTAGACTGAATACTTCTTCGACTCCATCTGTACACTCCCTTAAAAGCATACACCCCATAGAATCCATTGTATTATAACCCTTGGTGATCTTAGAGTCATCTGCAATAGCAGGGAAAGCAATTGCTGCAGATGCTGCAAGTGTTGCTATAAATTTTTTCATTGTAATACTCCGTCTATAAATTTAATTTTCATTCTAGGAAATGCTGAATAGTAGGCAGTCCATTGAGATGGATAAACCTCAATCTCTCCACTATAAAAGATAGGTTTAACTTTACCATGGTTGCCATTAGGAACCACATTCCACCTATATTCTGGCGTAGTTTGGATATCAAAATTTCTAGTACCTGAATAATCAATTTCAAATAAATGACCTGCAGGATCAATCCAATAATTCGCCATAATATTATCTAGATCTTTAGTCTGCAATTCTTTATTCCAGAATCCTGGTCCAAGATCATATGAAGATCTTATAGTATCAAACATTCCCATATGCTTAATGCCACTATAATAGTTATACAAAGAAAGAGGGGAGAATATCTCCCCCCTTATATTATCTGATAAGAATTTTAATCTCACCATATATTAACAAAAGGAATGCAATCATTCCAAGGGACAAGACCCCCGTAAGTTGAATTGCTTCCATGATTCACTTGCTGTAAGTACGACCACGATAGCAGAAAGTCCCGTGAGACTCTTTGCTATCTACACAACGAGTATCATACTCAACACCACGATAAGCGGTGTGAGTGATCTGAGCGTCGTGAAGTGCAGATGCTTTTTTGATCTGCGTTTTTACTAGTTGAAGTGTGTTCATTGTGGTACTCCTGAAGTAGTAGGGATTTTACTCCGTTCCTTCAGTCGTTTGCGTCCCAATAGCAGTGTGGGGTTGAATCCTTTACGGTTTCAATCAACTCAAATTTAATTTGATTAGACAATTGCTCATGTGCATCAATCCTCAGCATAATAGCATTGGCATCAGCACAAGTGATACTAGTATAAAGTAACATACTTACCATTAGGATGAACGCTCCGTTCCGCGACTTACTTGCGTCCCACCCGAAAGCGGGATGAACGACAGGTCTAACATAGACCCTCTTCTATATTTAGTCAAGTCCTCGTATGACAGTTTATAAAGTATCAGTCAATAAGGGTGCCATGCTGACGGCGAATCTCACGCAATTCTTCAAAATCTTTTTTCTTTGTACCTCCATCATATTCCCAAGCATACCCTTCAGCAATCATTTGTTCATTGAGCGACAACTCTGCGTCCCCAATGTATAACCACCCAAGAAGACGGCCATATTTACCG